CACGCCCGGCGCCTGGGCGTTCTCCGCGTGGACCCAGTTCGTGTCCATCGGCCACAGCGCGACGGTGTCCGCGTCGTAGGTCATGCCCATCACCGTGCGCCACGCGCCCGTCGCCACGCCGAGCGTCTCGAGGGACGCGCCGACGAGGTCGATGCCCGTCAGGTCTACGTCCTGCGACACGCTGACGTAGTCGTCCTCGCGCAGCACGGCCGGCTCGACCGCGCCCTCCGCGCCGAGGATGAACACGTGCGTCCCGTCGATGGGAGTGGCCAGGGTCGGCACCACGCGCCCGCTGGCGGATCCCCGCAGTCGCTTGAAGCAGTCGGCCATCAGGTGACCACCAGCGCCTCGAGCTCGTCGAACGCGCCGCGGCGGTTGAGCGCCTCGGTCACGGAGAATCCGAAGCCGCAATAGCCGCCCCAGAGCGGCGCGCTGCCGGTGATGATGCGCAGGTTGTCGTCGACGATGCCCGCCGCCGCGAAGCCCGGCACGTTCTGCCAGTCGTGGCCGCTCGGCATGCCGAGCGGGTGGAGGGCGAGGTCGTTGCTGAACACCTTCAGGAGCACGCTGCCGTTCGGCTCGACGATCGCGTCCAGCCGCATGTGGTGCCAGAGGTCGTCACCCATCGAGTACTGCGCCGAGCTTTGCCCCAGGATGACGTGCTCCCCGCTGTCGGGGTTGACGCCGCCGATCATCGGCCCCTTGACCAGCATGATCTTGTACGGGTCGGCGTCGCTCAGGCCGAGCATGTAGGCGTCGTCGTTCACGGTCGGCGGGCCGCCCTGCGCGCAGCAGAACAAAAACGGCGAGAAGCCGGTGTTGTTCGGGCTCGACACCCGGCGCACGGCGCCGCGGATGGAGGTGCCGCCGGTCGGCGTGGTGCCCGGCCCGGTCGGCGCGAAGCCGGCGAGATCGACGTAGAGCCCGGCCGCGCCCGTGACGGTGCCGTCGAGGGAGTTGAAGCCGAACACGTAGTCGCCGCCGCCGTTCGGCGGCGTGATGACCGCTGCCTCGACCACGCCGAGCGCGAGGTCCGCCGGGTCTAGCGCGCCGCCCAGGGCTGCCCAGTCTGCCTGTCCCATCGCATCCTCCTAGGGCATGTACGACGGCCAGGTGACCGCCGGGTTTTCGAACGATTCGATTATTGCGCCCGCCCCGACGCCGCCGACGAACGCCGCCGCCGTCGGCGACAGGCTGTCGAAGTCGTCGCGGTAGACCGCGCTCGGCCCGAACCAGCCGGTCAGCTCGCACGTCTCCGCGTTGCACGGCGTCGGCCCCGGGTTGAACACGTTGAACAGCGCCAGATTCCAGCCGTAGGGCGCCACGCGGTTCCCGAGCGCCGGGTCGACCTCGATGCGGAAGTCGACCTGCGTCCACGGGTCCATCACGAAGTAGTCGGTCAGCGCGAACGCCGGGTCGGGCGTCGTCGTCGCGATGACGGGCAGCACGACGGCCCCGCGCGCGCCGCCCGGCCCCAGCGCGGCCAGCCCGAGCGCCGGGCAGGCGTCGTTCGACCGCTCGCTGGACAGGTAGCCCAGCACCGCGCCGTCGAGCACGACGCCGCCGCTGTAGCCGAGCGCGACCCCGCTGTCGTCGCCGTCGGTCCACGCCGTCCACGCCAGCGCGGACGGGCTGCCGCCGAGCGCCGCGCCCCAGGCGGCCTGGATGGCGGCGGCGAGCGCGGTCGCGGTCGCGTAGACCGCCGAGGGGACGACGAAGCGGTAGGCGTGTCCCGAGAGCGCGTGCCAGAGCAGCAGAACGTTCTCGTTCGGGCGGATCGTGACCGGCCAGGCCAGCGGGGCGCCGCGGAGCACCCCGTGAGGCGCCGTATCCGGGCACCAGCGGCCCGGGAAGCTGCTCCCCCATGGATCTATCCCCCAGCCGTCCGAGAAGCCCTCCAGGGGCAGCGGAACGGCTAGTACGGGCGTCGGATAGCCCAGGGTCAGGTCGGTGTCGTACCAGCCCCGCCAGCCGACGCCGAGCGCGTCCTGGCGGGTGTAGGTGGGCGGGTCCAGGTGCGGCGGGCCGGCCCACAGCTCGAACATCTCCATGGTGCTCGAGTAGGTGCTCGTCGCGCCGTTGAACAGGGTCGCCGCCGGGGTCGTCTCGGACAGGTCCCCGAGGGCATCTTCGTTGCGCGCGGCCAGCGCGGCCCAGATGGGCGGGACGGCCTGCTGCAGAATCCAGAGCGAGTCGTCGTCGTCCTGCCGGGCGACCTTCCCGGCGTCTGCGGCCACGAAGCCGCCCGCGGCCAGCCGCGCGGTGGCGTCCGCGTAGGTCCACGTCCAGGCGATGGCGAATCCCGCCTCGAACCGCTCCTGCGCGCTTTGCCACGCGCGCGAGGCGGTCGTGTTCCACTCCGCCCACTGGTCGAGCGCGGACGAGGCCCACGTCCAGTCCTCCGCCTCGCCGGGCACGCCCGACGCGGCAGGGATCTCGAAGCCGGGGTTGAGGATGGCCACCGCTCCCTCCTAGATGGCGTTGCCGGTCGTCCCGTCGCGCACGGTCACCGTGCCGAGCGCGGGGAACTCCCAGTTGGCGATCGTCACGTCGTCCACGGCGCCGTTCAGGCGCATCGACTGGTCCACTTTGCGCACACCGGCTGTGTCCTTCACGACGTCGAACAGGTCCGACCAGGCGATCTCGCCCGCCGGGTTGCCGTCCGCGTCCTTGTACTGCCAGCCGAAGTCGACGTTTGGGTTGGCCGCGCCGCTCGCCAGCATCGGCTCGAGGTAGTCCTCCAGCGCGGCGACGACGGCCGCCTTGACGGCGCTCGGCGTGGTGTTCGGGCGCAGCCAGACCATCACGTCCACGTCGATGGTCTTGTAGCTCGCCGCCAGCACCTCGAGCTGGAAGGTCACCGTGTGCGGGTACGCGACCGTCACCATCGTCTCGACGGCGTCGAGTAGCGCTTGCGACGGCGTGCCGCCCGCGCTGGGGATGATGAACAGCTTGCCGCGATTCTCGCCGATGCCGACCTGCTCGTTGACCGTCAGCATCAGCGCGCGGCCCACGCCGGGCACGCGCAGCGCGTTGATCTCGAAGTCCTCGCGCGCGACCGTCCGCGTGAGCACGCGCAGGCTCTGCGGCGCCAGGATGCGCGCGGCCTCTACCTCCTCGCGCCCGACGCCGCCCGTGGCGCCCGCCGGGTTGCTGACCGTCGCGTAGGCGCGCGTGCCCGCGCTGTCGGACAGGCCCGTCTCCAGGATGGCCAGCGCGTTCGGCTCGAGGTTGCCGGTCAGCCCGCCGCCCGTCTTGTAGGTGGCGATGATGTTGCCGGCCGGAATCTTCCCGTTGCGCCCGTCGCCGAAGGTCACCTGCGCCGCGTCGTTCTGGTCGAGCTGCAGCCGGTAGTGCTGGTCGCTCGCCCCGGAGTCCAGGAACGTGTCCACGCGCGCGTAGGCGCCGTCGACGCTCGACGTGATGACCTCGGACCCCCACAGGAACGGCGTGAACGGCAGCCGCACCGTCTGGTCCGGCCGGCCCGTGCTGGCGATCGTGTAGGTCGGCTGGGTGATCTGGTGCCGCCAGGTGAAGGTCTTGGCGACTTCGCCGATCGCGATGTTGAAGCTGACCGGCGCGTCCAGCTCGCCGCGCACCGGATCCGTGATCTCGTTCGTCGCGACCACGACGGCGGCGCCGCCGGCAGGCCCGACCGTCCCGGTCAGTGCGCTCGCATTGGTGAGCGTCAGGGTCACGTCGCCACTCGCCGCCGCCGCCGCGCCCAGCTCGTAGCCGATCAGCTTGGCCAGGGCGATGGCGTTCTTCCGCAGCGTCACCGTGCCCCAGCGCGCCTCGCGCGCCTGCTGGTCCTGATAGTAGGTCAGCACGTCGCCGACGAAGGCGAACGATTCGACGAGCAGGTTGCCGAAGTTGGCGACCGCGTCGACGCTCCAATCGGGGAACACCGACCGGATGAGGCTGAACAGCCGGTCGCGCAGCGCGGCGAAGTCCTTCTCGGTGTAGTCCTGGTTGATCGGCAAAATCGCCATGCGCTACTCCTTCACTGCGTAGTCATAGTACACCGCGCCCTGGCGGTCCCCGATCGGCGTGTAGCTCAGGCGCACGTTGATACTCACGCCGTCGTCGCCCGGCTCCACCGCGGTCGGC